AGATATACAATAATAATAATATTCCTAATTTGGATTTTAATTTGTTTAAGAATTCTTTGTGTACGTTGGAAGATGTGCACTTAATTATGCGCGATATTTCTCGCATTAAGAATAAATATGATATGTTATGTTGCGGTAAACTTATTTACCGATTAATCACTAACTCCAATATAATTAGTGATGTGCTCAATTCAGATTTGAGTAAATATTTTTCTGCCTTGTGTTCGGAGACACAAAGCGGTGATGAAGTTGATAACTTCTTTTTGAATATACATGATATTTTAGGTAATTTTGAAGCCTTAAAACGTCATCCTTTTTATAAAAAATTTTATAGATTTCTATTATACTGTACTACTCGTGGTATGCTAGATAGGTTTGGTATAGGATTGAATCATATTATATATAGTGAATTCGAAAGAAAGAAGGTTCATTTAGAATATAGTTCTAACCTAGATTTTCTCTCTTCTTTTTTACAATTACTCCTTTATGTATCTGAAACTGGATATGCCTGTTTTAAAAGTAATTCATTGGAACCTATATTTTTTAGTTCCACAACTGCTGAGCAGTGGATAAATAAATCAATGGATTTGAAGATGAAGTCAAAAGTGTTGTCAAATCCGGAACCACACGGCTTTTCTATGCCTCAATTTTTTTCTGATTTAAATGATGCTATAGAAAAAGGTAAAGCATTAATTAAATTTTTACCTAAGGAGGAGAAGACTGATAGGAGGTATTTAACTTCTTTATTATTCGATTTAGAGATTATAAAGAGTGAATATATTACCTTGAAAGCAGCTTGCGCAGAGCGTAAAGCTCCTTTTTCATTACTTGTATACGGTCACTCTAATATTGGTAAATCATTATTCTCTCAGATTTTATTTAAGCATTTTGGCAAAACTTTTGATTTACCAACTGAAGCCCATTTTAAGTATACAGTTAATCCTTTGGCTAATTTTTGGGATAATTTTGAAACTTATATGTGGTGTTTGCAGTTAGATGATATATCTAGTTTAAAACCTGATGCAGTCAATGGGATAGATCCTTCATTAGAGACCGTTATTCAAGCTATAAATAATGTTAGTTTCGTTCCCGATCAAGCATCATTAGATAAGAAAGGGAAAACACCTTTTCAAGGGAAATTGGTGATAGCGACTACAAATGTTCAACATTTAAACGCATATGCTTATTTTTCTTGTCCTATTGCGGTAAGGCGTCGTTTTAAATTCATTATTAAATTGAGCATTAAAACAGAATTTGCCACTAATGGTATGTTAGATTCAAATAAAGTTCCTGTTGTAGAAGGAGGTAATTATCCTAATTTATGGAACATAATTATTGAAAAAGTTCTACCATGCGACTCTAATATAGAGGGACAGATGGGTATGAATGTAGAAGTGATCAGATTTGAAGATATAAATCTCTTCCTTCAATGGTTTTCGCAAACCACAACAGAATTTGAGAAGCACCAAATTAAGGCTGTTAATTGTGATGCTCAAATTGATGAGATACATGTCTGTAAAGAATGCTTTCTGAATTCCAATATTTGTGAATGTGTACAATTACAGTCTGGTGATTTTAAAAGGCGAGTTATATTAAATTGTGTTTTGGAATTACTTCGACATTTGGAATTGATTATGGCTTTTAAATTGATTTATTACATCATAACAATTTTTTTGAGATCTATACATCCTATCTTTGACACGATTTTTGTTTTTCTTCATGGAGAAGATTATTTGCGAGAATTTGTTTTTTCCAATAATAGATTCCACGTAATAAATAATTATATTTCTACTTGTTTGACACGTAAAGTAAATAGGAAAATAAATTATCCATATATTTTGTCTGTGACTATAGGTTTATTAACTACAGGTTATTTTATGATTTCTTTTTTGAAGAAATTTAAGAATACTTTTGAAACACAAGGAGATGTTAGTGAAGATTCTACTATAAAGGATGTTGGAACTAAACCCAAACCAGGACCTCTTGAAAAAGAAAATATGTGGAAAGATACTGTGGAAATTGATCCGTTTGATATCCCTATTTGTGCTAAATCTTTAGTTGGGAAAGATAAGATGGATATAGTCAAAATCTTTGCCAATAATTGTGTTAGCTTGAAAATGACACGTGTGGAGAACGGAAGAATTCTGAACCGATATATAAAGGCGTTTTGTATAGAAGGTAATAGATACATAACTAATTATCATTTTGTTCGAGACATTGATACTTCTTTCGATCTAGAAGTGATAAGTTCAGCACCAAACAAAATTAATAGTAATTTCACATGTATTATGCATAGAAAGCATTTTGTGAAATATAGTAATTATTTTGATGTCTGCTATTTCAATTTAGATAATATACCTCCTAAGAAGAGTCTTTTGAAATTTGTTAATTATAAACAAGTACCCCAGGGGATGAATGGATTCTATTTGAGTAGAAATCATAGTGGTGATATTGAAGTTAGAGATGTGAAATGTTTAAATAAATTTGCACATCCGCAATATTCTGATGATTTGTTGAGAGGGCATGTTAAGATTGATACGATTGTAGGTGATTGTGGTAGTGTGCTTTGCATCAATACCCCCCAAGGTTGGGTCATTGCTGCTTTGCACACTGCTGGTTCCACCGTAGATCATACTGTTCTTGCTATACCTATATATCAACAACATTTTTCTCTTACAGAAGTCTCTGCAGGAGAAGTGCGTTTATCAGCACCTGGTTATGATAGAGTTGTGGGTGAATTGCACCATAAAAGTCCCGCTAATTTTGTTGAGCAAGGTACTTGCTCCGTCTATGGTAGTTTTACTGGTTTTAGACCGAAACATAAATCATCTGTAGAAACAACTATAATATCAGAATCCCTTATTAATGAAGGATATGTCCTGAAACATGGTCCTCCAGTTATGAGTGGATGGGAACCGTGGTATATAGCATTTAAAGATATGGTTAATCCCAATACTTCTATGGATTTGGAGATTTTAGACAGATGTACAGAAAGTTTTATACAAGATATGCTTAATGATTTTACGTGTGAGGATCTAGAGATGGTACATGTTTTAGATCTAAAAACTGCTATAAATGGTTTTCCGGGAGTCTCATTTATTGATTCTATTAATAGACAAAGTAGTATGGGGAATCCTTGGAAAAAATCGAAACAATTTTTTCTTGAAAAAGATGTTTGTGATATATATCCTGATGGTGTTACTTTCGCACCTGAGATTTTGGATCGAATAGAGGAAATAAGAAAAAGTTATATTAGAGGTGAACGCGCTAATCCTAATTTCTGTGCTCACCTTAAGGATGAAGCAATATCTCTCAAAAAGATCGAAAGTAAGAAAACGCGAGTTTTCACTGGCGCTCCTGTAGATTGGTCTATAGTAGTAAGAATGTATACTTTAGGTGTTACTCGTTTATTTCAACATAGGAAATTTATTTCAGAGATGGCTCCAGGTACACAATGTCAAACTTCTGAGTGGGATGACATTTATAAATACCTTACTCGTTTTGGAGAGGATCGAATGATAGCTGGTGATTATGCCAAATTTGATAAACGTATGTCTAGTTCAGTTATATTGAGAGCTTTTCGTATTATTAAATCTATATGCAAAGCAGCCGGTTATAATGAACAGGAATTATTGATTTTAGATGGTATAACTAAAGATACTGCTTATCCTCTAGTTGATTTTAATGGAGATTTAATTCAATTTTACGGATCTAATCCTTCAGGACATCCTTTAACTGTTATTATTAATTCTCTAGTTAATAGTTTGTATTTGAGATATGCTTATTTAGTGCTGAATCCTTCAAAGGATGTTAGAAGCTTTAAGAATAACGTTGCCTTGATGACATATGGTGACGATAATATTATGGGAGTTGCTAAGGGGTATGATTGGTTTAACCATACAGCATTACAGAGTGTTTTTAGCGACTGTGGTATTGAATATACTATGGCTGATAAAGAAGCTGCTTCAATTCCTTTTATAAACATTAATGAGTGTTCCTTTTTGAAACGATCATGGCGATATGAGCCTGAATTAGGATTGATGGTTTGTCCATTAGAAGAAGATTCTATAACAAAAAGTTTATTGATAGGTGTGAAATCTAAAATTTTAAATAGAGAACAACACTGTATTGAAAAAATTTCTTCTGCTGTTAGAGAATACTTTTGGTATGGTAAAGAAAAATTTGAAGAGCAGAGTGCTTTCCTCAAATATATTGTAGAAAAGAATGAATTAACTCTGTGGGTTACATCTTCAACCTTCCCAACTTGGGAACAACTTATCACTTCTTTTAAGGAGCGAGATGATCGTCTGAAACGACGATGTGATTAGGCATTTAGTGTGTATGTCTTGTGCGTTGCATTAACCAAAAAACACTATAAAATTATATATACTGCATATATTCTATTTTAACATTATATAGTACATGTTTATATGAGAGTGGATAATTTTATTACTTTACTAGGGCGTTCCCCGAAATCCATTTTTATGGATGTGTATAGTTGAGGCACAATTTCTATATAATGTGCGATATGTGGATTGAGTCATCCCATATTTAAGTAAATGACTTACTAAACAAAATATTAATAAAAATAATGTTAACGAGAACATTACAAAATCTCGTATTTTGAATAAACGTGAGGTCCTTGAAGCTATTCTTGAAGCTGATGCCGCTGGCTATGCTTATATAGTGGAGGAGACCTCTTGTCTTAGGCAGGATATCAAACCTTTGGACACCTTTTTGTCTGTTAAGATGGTGTCAGTTCAGGATAAGAAAGAAAACTACAAAACACAATCGACAGACACCGAAGAATATGATGCAAGAGGATTTCCGCGTAGATTACCACCCATAGATACTTCAAATCCAGGAACACGCGTTGATATACGTGCACCTGGAGGTTATGATTTGGTAAGTTCTGATAATAGAATGGATCCTAGTAATGCCGATGCCCAGATTCGACCTCCTATAGTTAGTGGTATTGTAGAATCAGAAGTGGTTAGGTTTGTTGATCAAAATCCTGGAACCGTTATTGATTATGCTACTATACCCGATGACGATCAGTATGCTGATATACAACCAAGTACTGAATTAGCTGAATTTTTGTCACGACCTGTATTGATTGACACACAAACTTATGATATGTCCACTTCCGCTGGTTATTTAGGTAGTTTTAACCCTTGGGCTTTATATTTTAGTAATTCAGTTATTAAAAATAAATTGCAAAATTATGCTTATTTGAGCTGTAAATTGCATGTTAAGACATTAGTTAATTGCTCTCCTTTTTATTATGGTAATGTATTATATGCATACTTGCCTTGTCAACTATGGTTGCGGGGTCCTTTAACTTCCAAGGCTAAAGGTAATATTCAAGGATCACAATTACCTCATTATTGGGTATATCCTCAATCTAGTCAAGGTGGAGAATTGGTTCTACCTTTCTTTTGGCACAAGACTTACATGGATATTACTGACGCTAATGGTGATCCTACTAACATTGGTGCTATCAAAAAGTGGGCTTTTACCACTCTAAGAAGTGCTAATGGTGCCGCTAGTGGTAATGCTACTCTTCAAACTTATGCTTGGGCTACAGATGTGCGTTTACACGCACCCACTATTCGTGCTGCAATGCAAACAGCTGATTATCAACAACAATCTAGTGACGAGTATGGGGATAGATATATATCGAAGACTGCTTCTGCAGTCGCTACTGCTTTGGGATATCTTTCGACTATTCCTGAAATTGGTGTTTATGCAACTGCTTCATCTATGGTGATGAGTACTGTTGGAAAGATAGCCTATCTATTCGGTTTTACTAATACACCCAATTTAGATAATGTTGATTATTTTAAACCTACTGCGGCACCTCATTTTGCTTCTAGTGATATAAGCGTTCCTTTTGATAAATTCTCTTTAGATCCAAAAACTGAGTTATCTATTGATCCTTCTTTGGTTGGTCTTAATGGAACAGATGAGTTAAATATTTCTTATCTTTGTCAAAAAGAATCTTATTTGACTAGTGCTACTTGGACTCAAAGTGATGCTGTGGATAGTATCCGTTTTGCTGCACGAGTTACACCTAATCAATTCGATAAAGATACCGCGGCAACACCCAACACTGTGTTTGAGTTACCTGTATCATATATCTCTAGGATGTTTCAATTTTGGCGTGGGGATTTGATATTTAGATTTAGATTTATCTGTTCACCATATCACAAAGGTCGCGTTCGCATCTCTTTTGATCCTAGAGGAGATATTACCAATAATTCTCCTGATTATTCAGCTATATTTAATGAAGTTATTGATATTGGCACTGTTCAAGATGTTGAGATTAGAGTTCCTTATATGCAAACAATGCCTTGGCTTGGGACCAATAGCTCGAATTTTTCGACCTTTAATTGGGCCACTACCACTTCGACACAAACTATATCTAGTATGACCTATAGCAATGCTCTATCGAATGGTCTTATTACTTTAAGGGTTGTTACTCGTTTAACTGCACCAGTAACTACTGCTGATGTTACCATACAGGTTTTTGTTAGAGGGGCCGATAATTTTGAGTTAGGAGTTCCCGCACAAATCAGCGATTATTCAGCTTATAAAACTCAATCTAGTGATTGTCTTGCTGACTTAGGTACATATGATAATCCTATGCTAATTTTGGCTGGTAATGCTGCAGCTAACCCACCTAAATCTCGATATTTGATGAATTTCGGAGAGAACGTTGTATCTCTACGAAAATTATTACGCCGTACTGTTTACCATTCTACGGTTGATTATTATGATACAGG